TCAAATTCTTTGAAAATAAAGCAGATCAAAAACATGAATTTGCTATGGCTAAATTAGATATGGAAAGAACTTTAGCTATGGCAGAAAAAGGTTTTGCGAGTCAAGAACGTATAGAAGAATTTAGAACAGATCAAGTTGAAATGCAAACATATGCACAAGAAAGAGAAGCATTGTATGAACATGATAAAAAACTCCAAGATAAAGCGAGTAGTTGGGTTGTTAATTTGTCTGCTAGTGTTCGCCCCGTTATCACCTATCTTTTTGTTTTTCTCCTTTTATTTACTGACATTGTGGGAATGATTTGGGCCATGAAATCAGGAGTAGATTTTTCCCAAGCTATGCAGTTAGTATTTAGTGATGAAGAGATGGCTATTGTAGCTTCTATTATAGGATTTTGGTTTGGATCTAGACACTGGGATCGTAAGAAGTGAATATAAGCGATGCCGGGATTAAATTAATAAAACATTTTGAAGGTTATAAAAATAAACCATATAAATGTTCTGCTCGTGTTTGGACAATTGGTATTGGGTCAGCAATGTATCATGAGCAACTGAAGCTTAAACTTGAAGATAGAGATCAGATACCATTAAAACAAGAGGATAATAGAGTTTGGAGTGATGAAGAAATTATTAATCTTTTTAAAAAAGACGTTAGAAGATTTGAGTTGGGAGTTAATCGTCTTATCACTATTCCTCTTAAGCAGTGCGAATTTGATGCACTTGTATCTTTTTCATTTAACTTAGGCTTAGGAACATTACAAAGAAGCTCAGTAAGGTCAAATCTAAACAGAGGAAATAAAGAAGAAGCTATAAAAAAACTCTTACTCTATTGTCGTGGAGGTGGTAAAATACTTAAAGGATTACAACTTCGGAGACAAGCTGAAGCACAAATGTTCTTTGGCAAATAAATGAAAATACTACTTATAGATATTGAAACATCTCCAAACACTGCACACGTATGGGGATTATACAATCAAAATGTTAGCTTAAATCAATTAAGAGAATCTAGTTACGTCATGTGTTGGGCTGCGAAATGGCTAGATCAAGATGAAGTATTCTTTGACTCAATGATGGAATCTAAACATAAGACAATGATTAAAAAAGTTCATGCGTTATTAGATGAATGTGATGCAGTGATTCATTATAATGGAACAAAGTTTGATATTCCAACACTTAACAAAGAATTTTTATTAGCAGGATTACCTCCTCCATCACCATACAAAGAAATAGATTTATTAAGAACATCTAGAAGTAAATTTAAGTTTGCTTCTAATAAACTTGACTATGTTGCTCAAGCATTAGGTCTTGGTGCAAAAGTGAAACACATAGGACATGAACTTTGGATTCGTTGTATGAATAAAGACAAAGAAGCATGGGATATGATGAAAGAATACAATATTCAAGATGTTGCATTATTAGAAAAAGTGTATAAACGTATGTTAGCTTGGGTTAAAAACCATCCTAATTATAATGCCTTTACTGAAGACAGAGTTTGTCCAAATTGTGGAGGATCAAGTCTTCATAAACGAGGATTTCAATCTAATTCAACTCATAAATATCAAAGGTATATATGCAATTCATGCAAGACTTGGAGTCGTGGCAACAAATCATTAATTCAGGGAAAGTCGTCTCTCGTTCACATATGAAAGCTTTAATTAGAATAGAAGATATAGTCAGACATATATTAGATAAATCTGTTATAGACGCAGAAGTTCAATACGATAACAACTCATTAACATTAGTTTTTGATGATGGATCTGTAGTTGAAATTGTGGTAGATAGTATTCATGCAGAAGTCCCGGATTTTGACTCCTAAAGAAATTATTCTTCCAGATGGAACGAAAACAGATAATTACTCACAAGAATATCAAAGATATTGTGAAGCACTTAACCTTTCAAAACGACCATTACATGAACGAAGACAATTCCTAAACAAATTACAATGTCAGGATCGGATAGAAAAACTAAAATATTGGCTAACATTGATCTGGAACTCACGATCATGATTCTAGTATATCTTTATTCAGGATACATCCTGTTAAAGTTACTATACTTAATGTATATTTTTTCATAAATATTTCATTTCCTCTTATCTTCAAATCTCTGCAACAATAATTTTATTATCCGGGTACATCTTATAAAACTTGTTTCTGATATCATGTACTACTTCTACTCTAATACTACCATCACCCTCTTTAAAGAATTGAACAGTAAACCAATCCCCATCAATCGCCATTCTTCTTGTTATCATTTTTACAATATCCTTTACTGTTTGCTACTCCAATTTCAGCGTAAATACTACACCACCACTTATCATCATGGTAAATCTTTGCCTTCTCTTTACATTTACAACAAGTTTTTAATAATGGAGAAATGATTGCCATTATAAGCTTCTCGTAAAGTTCTAGGTGTTGGTGTGTCGTAAGGTCTAAAAAACACTACACCCTTCTTAGCATTCTTTTCCCATATTTTTCTAGTTTTATTACTAATCTTCATCATCTAACCCACTTACCATTAATTCATCAGGATAAACCGGTGGAGTCTTTTTACGCTCTTTGATTCTCCATTCTAACCAAAACTGTAAAATATGTATCGCTTTACGTATATCTTGGTCACCATCTAACTCACTACCTTTATTATCCACACGCACAATATAACCAACTGCATGAGTTTGAGAAGCATTCAGATTATTAGCTAAACAAAATTCTAAAGGTTGTATAGCCATAGTTCGATAATGTTCTCCACCTATTTGTTCAAATTTAGCATCCATAATTAGTCCTTTAATGTAATGATTATTGAATCTTTATTAGTTTCACATATGTACTTTTTATTTTGCAAATACACCTTATTTGTAATATCAATTTGTTTAATTAACTTTCCTTTGTGACACAAATACTCAGGCATAGAGTCAACTTTCAAATACAACATTACATTTGTTACAATAACGAGTATTAAGAAAAAAATCAAGCTATAAATCCATATCATCTTCATCATCATCTTCCTCAGGTATATTTTTCTCAGGTCTTTTGCCCAATAAATAATTAAATATGAGTAAATAAGCTTCTTGAGAAAAATTATTCTGCTGAAGCGTTTCTCGCATTTCTTCTATATCTAAATCAGCAATCCATGTACATAATGTTAGCATATCACTATCGGTTATTAAGAATTGTACTGCACATTCTCTTACCATCTGCTTTCTATCTTGCTTGTTAGGCGTTTTAGTGGCATCGAGCAAAGCTTGTATGAGGATAGACAATAATAATTTTCCATGTGGCGTTCCTGCCAACATAGACTTATAATGTTTGCTCCTTCCAGCATCTTTTAAAATCATGATTATCTGCATCCTTTTGTAATAAGTTTCAAAGAATACATTTTTCAATTAAGAGTATAATTATACTTGTATTACATGAAATACAATTTTGAGTAGAAAGGAATAAATACTATGTGGACTAAACCATCAGCAACAGAAATGCGTTTTGGCTTTGAAGTTACAATGTACGTAATGAATAAGTAATTTATACAATAGAGGGGATTTACATCCCCTTTATTATTCTTGCATACAACTTACTCGATCTCATCACCCATTTTTTATCTAGCAAAACTTTCACCAACTTCTGCTTTTTTTGAAGGCTATTTCCATATCCTATGCCTAATATAATAGATTCTTTAGGTAAATAAATCAAGTTATTTTTTGGCAAATATCTTACTACTTTATTAGAAGAAAGCATCATCGTCACCAAAAAATTCTTTAGCCACTTCTTTTACATCTTGCTCTTGCTGTGGTAGCTTATCATTAATTCTCACACTAATATAAGACTTACCATTCTTATCCTTACTAATCCATCCTACAATACGTTTTTCTTGCCCATCTACTGTAGCAGGACCTGAATAATCAGGTGACTTTGGATTGTCACCCTTCTTATCATTTTTATAAATTGCTGCGGTAATTTCCATTACTTTTTCTCCTTAAGGTTATTTACTACTTCTTCTACTTCAGACAAGAATTGCTTCACTTCACCCTCTATTTCAGCAATAAGCTTATCATCTCTTTCAACTCTCTTCACAAAGAGTTGTAAATTCTCTGGGAAGTCTGGGTGATAACTTACAAAATCAACCCATTTCCTTTTAGGGTCGCAAGAAAGTTGCCACATGATCTGACCAATATACTTTGACGGCACATTACCAGACATTAAAGTATCTGTATGTGTTGTCGCAGTTGGACACTTAATCTCGATCAGTCCATCTTCACCTACCCTTCCGTCGGGACTACACCCGCTCATTGGTATAGTAGGATGATCAATAAACCCCACCTCTTCTACATCATTATACATGAATATGTACGCATTTCTAGCAGATTCTTCTCTATCAATCCCATCTTGCATTGCTTGATTAATATATGTATCTGTTTTTTTACCTGTTAATCTTTCAGATACTAACTGTATTTTATATGATTTTCTTGATGCGGCCTCACCAGTTTTAATCTTTGCTAATACATCTGCAATCTTACTAGCAGTAACTTTACCTAGCCTAGCCTGAAACCATTCTTCACTTCGTTGTTCCATTAGTCATCTCCCTTATTTTTTCTATTACTGCTTTACATGATGCTCTTTCTTCGTCAGACATCTTATTGTATAAAGCTAATGCTCCTTCTCTTCCATTGTCTTGAAATGCTAACTCTAACATTTCTGATGGGTCACCCGGAGGGATATCTTCCCCAGCAAATAAATACAAACCAATTCCAAATAACGCAATACATTTTACCAAGCATCGCATCATTGCATTAGAAATATCAACAGAATTTGGATTCTTAATAGCCTTATGGTTATTATCTTTTACTGCTAATTGCATACTCATGGTTTTACCAAAAGCATTAACATCACAATATACCATAGCACTATTGTCCGGGAAAAACTCTACAGGTTTATAAACCCATGTAGCATTTTTATCCTTGGTTAATATTTGATCAACTGCATATACCCAAGAAAGATATGTATATCTACCTTTCTTTTCAGTGTACATACTTACATCTGTTTTCTTTAGTTCGTTAAAATTAAACTCCATACATTTCTCCTTTATGAGTAGTAAGGATAAATTTACAGTAAAATTAATTTTGTGTCAATAGTAAGTTTTATTTGACAATAAAATAAATATCATTTATATTTAATCATCTATTTTTTAAAAGGAGACTGAAATGGATAAATGGATAGAAATTTTACAGGAATTAAACGAGGAATTTCAAGCTGATAATGATGCAGCATTCGCTAAATTTCAACAAGAAGAACAACAACAAAAGGAACAAAATCATGACATTCAGTGAGGTATATGCTTTATTTAATAATAATACTAGATCAATGTGTGAAGCATTTGGTGTTACTAGACAATCAATACAGGAATGGAAAAAGAAAGACAAAATTCCATTATTACGTGAATTTCAATTGAAGGAGATGAAAATTGCCATACGACCAGTGGAATTACCTAGTGATGGACAATGAGGGAAATATGATTAGAGCATTTAATTATCAGGACCAGGCCCAACATTTTATTCATTTGCGGCCAGAATTTGTTATGATTACAAATGCTAAATTAATGATAGCTAATCCAAAATATAATGATTTATTAAAATTAGTAGGGGAGGCATTATTGTGAACTATTATTATCACCACATTGGTGACTTTAAAAAAGACACCAGTTTTTTAACACATGAGCAAAGAAGTATTTATTTAGAAATGTTATGGATGTATTACGACCAAGAACATGGATTAGACAAAGATACAAAAATGTTAGCTATAAAAGTGCAATCGACTATAGAACAGGTTAAGTTTTTATTAAGTGTATATTTTGATGAACAGGAAGATTGTTATACGCATAAAAGAATAGAAGAAGAATTGGAGAAGACATACGCTAAATCTGAGACAGCAAGGAAGAGTGCACAAGCCAGATGGGATAAGCAATCTATGCAAACGCATAGCAAATGCAATGCGAATGGTATACTACCCAATACCCAAGACCCAATACCCAGTACCCAAA